ATCTAGCCCAAAAAGCTAGAAAAGTTATGTCAAGAAGAAAGAAATAATAAATGGCTCTTACTTCGTCTGGACAGATAAGTTTCAGTGATATTAACACAGAGTTTGGTAGAAGCGGGACAACTGCTAATACTTCTTTAGAAGATTTATCAGACGGAACTGTTGCTACTATCAATACTGTAAACGATGCAGATGATAGACCAGATGGTTCTGCTCCTCACTCAATAACTGAGTTCTATAGTTATGATCACGATTTAGCTCCAGCAACATCTTGGAGTGTTGCTGATAATACAGAAACATCTAGTAAAGATGCACAAATGACAGTATCTAACGGTAGTGGTGGAACAAGTTGTTCTTTATCTACCACTGGTGGTCCATTTGGTAATTTTAAATTAGCTATATCAAGCAGTGGTGATCCTGGTTTTGGAGGTACTGGTAATAGTGGTACAGGCTTTATAACCACATCATCAGCTAATAGTAATAGTAAATTTACTGGGCATAATTCAGGAACAAGATTTATTAGAACAAGGTGGCAACACACACCAAGTAATAAAGACGGTACAGGAGCATATACATTGACACTTACTAACAATGGTGCTACTGCTACTATTACTGGTACTCTTACTTTTGCCGGTGGTGGAGGTGGATTTGGTTTCTGTATCTATGAACAAATCCCCGTTAGTTTAAAAGACGGAACTTCAAGTATACACGACTTAAATGTTGGAGATATGGTTATGTCTTATAACTGGGAAACTGGTCAGGAAGAAGAAGTACCAATACTAGAGATTAAAAAAATTACCCACGAAAACTTATATAAAGTTATGCTATCCGTACCGACTACAGGTAATCAGGTTACAGCTAATCAAGATAGTGAAGAATTAAAAGAATTAATATTAACATCAGACCACCCTATCTATAAACAAGATGGTGGGATGGTATCCCAAGATCCTGCTTTAAGTAAATCTAATTATGATTTAAGTTCTACTGAAATACAACCAGGAGACTTATTACAAGTACTTAATGGAAAGTATTATGCTCAAGTACATAGATTAGAAGGCTTTGAAAGAAAACATTGGACATACACAATACGAACAAAGAATGACAACTTTTATGCAAACGGAATACTAGTACACAGTGAGATCACATCATAATGTCAAGAGTAGCTAGAATAAGAACTGCAGTTGGCACATCATCCTTTCCTATAAGACGTAAATTTAAAACTATATCTATAAGAAAGTTTAAAAAAGTAAAAGCAAAACCGCCTTTTTCTAGAAAGAGAAAGAAAAAATGAAGGAGCTATTTTGGATAAGAAAAAGCAACTTGAGAACACTGTTAAAAAAGCAGGTCAGTTGGCTAGTTCTACTAAACCTAAAATTGATAAGGTATCACCTTATGAAGTTTACCTATTAGGGGACAATAATCAACGCACCCGCCGTATTTGCGGTACTCAAAGAAACTCAATGCCTGAAGGTTATGTATGTTTAAAACCTGCGGGTGATGGTACAGACCATCCTGGCTATGGGCAATGTACATATCATGACCGTCAAATAACTAACCCAAATAATACTGGCTTATGGCAAGATCTAAATAGAAAAGCAGGATTACCCGCTAATCTTATGGAGTATTTTGAAAATGCTCAAATTATTGAAGAAAAACATTTAACTTCTGTTGATGAAGATATTAAAGGTATGTATGCATTGCAGTCTTATGTTATGCAACGCAGAAGAGATCTAGAAAACCCAGAAGAGGGCTATTTAACTAATCAGGATATTGAATTGGTTATGAAGATAACTGATAAGATTGTTAAAGCAAAAGAATTAAGACCTAAGCTTAAGAAAGAGGTTAGTCTTGATACTACAACCGTAAAAGCGTTTGTAGACCAGATATTCAAAATCATTATGCAAAACGCTGCTAAGAATGTAGGTAAACGTATTTTAACTGAAATTATGGATGATGTTATTGTACCGTTTAAAACACAGGGACGTATTGTTGGTAAAGAGTTTGATTATAAAAAAGAATCAGATGCATTAGAAGTGGAGGTAAAAGATGATTGATGATCCAAATAAAGATCCACTATTAAATGAAGCAGAAAGATGGATTAGTGATTATGACAATCAAGAAGGCGGTGCTCTTTATGATTGGAATGAAGAAACAATAAAACAATTTAAAGATATACCTATTGAAACATTATTAAATGATCCTTATTTTCTGGGTCTAGAAGGTAAAATGTTTGATTCAGTTTACGCTGATGTTTGTGACCTATGGAATGATAGAAAGAATAGGCAAGTAAACCTTGCTATATTTTTAGAAGCTATTGGGGCAGGTAAATCGTTTAAGTCCTCAATAATATTATGGTTGTTGTGGTATGAAATGTGTATGCATAAGAATCCACAGCAGGCCTATGGGTTAGCTGATAATAGTGTTATTTGTATTATGCTATTATCAAGATCTGAAGTTCAATCCCGAAGAGTTGTGTTTACATATTGTTGGGAACGCTTCCAGTCCGGATTTAATAAGGACTATTTTCCTGCTAACCCTAGATTTAGTAGAGAGATAAGAATAGATAGAAATAATACTTGTATTTATGCTGGTACTAGTTCTGCTTTATCTGCTTTGGGTTATAATGTATATTCAGCAGTTATTGATGAGGCTAACTTCCTTGAAGTAACCGAAGATTCTAAAAAATCAAATGATGAAATGTATGATGCAGGTGAGGAAATGTACAATGCAGTTATGAATCGTATGACTTCCCGTTTTATGAGACACGGTACTGTACCAGGTGTTATTGTATTGATTAGCTCACCCAGGTATCCAGATTCTTTTCTTGAACGTAAAATTAAAGAAGGCAAGTCTGTGGGCATTGAAAAACTAAATATGTTTGTTAGAAGCCGAAGCTTATGGGAAGCAAAAGGTTCAAAGTATTTTAACATGGATAAATACTTTGTAGTTGATACCGATACTTTAGAAATTATCAAAGAAGTAAAATAATGCTTTCACCTGGTGTGATTATCCTTGATATTGAAACTACGGGTTTCAATCCAAAAAAAGATTCAATAATAGAAATACATGCAGTAAGGTATTGGCGCGGTAAAATACAAGAAGAATTTTCAACCCTTATAAAACCCAATCGTGGTATTCCAGCACCTGTAACTAGGTTAACCGGTTTAAAAGAAAGTGATTTTGAAGAAGCCCCTACTTACAATGAAATAAAAGAAGATTTATACCGTTTCCTGAAAAGTAAACGTATAATAGCATATAATTCTTCGTTTGATAAGCGTTTTTTAGTATCGAATGATAGAAGAATATCTTGCTTACGATTTATAGATTACTTAAAATTTATGAAAAGAAAGCGGCCTAATCTAAAATCTTATCGTTTAGGGGAAGTTGCAAAATACTTTGGCTTTAGATTTAAAGAACAACATAGAGCTAGAGGGGATGTTGAAATATTAATTAGGCTAATAAAAACATTTGGCTATTAAGGAGTTACTATGAGATTTGAAGATTGTATTGATAAAGTTTTAGAGCACGAGGGTGGTTACGTAAATGACCCTAATGACTTAGGAGGAGAAACTAATTTTGGGGTTAGTAAAAAAGCTTACCCTGATCTTGATATTAAAAATTTAACCCGTGATGAAGCTAAAGAAATTTATAGAAAAGATTATTGGGAAAGATATAAAATTGAAAAAATGCCCGAAGGCCTAAGATATATCTATTTTGATATGGTTTTAAACATGGGTTATGGTAATGCTGCTAAAGTGGTACAAAGGGCTGCAAATGGTAAAAATGGAGAATCAGGAAGAATTGAGGTTGACGGGGCAGTTGGACCTGCCACTCGTAAAGCTTTAGAAGGTGTTGAAGTAGAAAGGGTAAGATGTTATAGAGTAAAACATTATATGAATATTGTAGATAGAAAACCCGAACAAGAAAAATTTTTATTTGGCTGGTTTAGAAGAGGCTTAGAAGTATGAAGTGTTTAACATGTAAAAGAAGCTGGACAAGAACTAAATGGTATGAATTTATTAGCTTTCTATCCAAATGTAAAGTTTGTGGTAGTAGGTGGATATTGAGGTATTAATATGAAAGAAGATATAAATATAAAAGATGTTTTTACTTATGACCCAGAAGAGTTAGGGTTAAGACTTGATGATACTATTAAAGTTTTAAAAGACTTTAGAAGTAAACTACCCAGAAATTTAAAACAAGTTAATGAAAGTCATGATCTAAGCTATTTACAAGCTATATTAAATATCATTGATTATTTAGAAGTTCCTGAATATGTAAATGATGAATCAGCGGCTGAAGCATGATTCAAATAGAAAACATCTTATCAGAAGCAGAAGCTGCAGA